AGTATTGTAATAAAACGTGTCGAAAAAAATGCAATTAATTTGAGTAAGCCAAACCCCCCATGCCACTCATAACCCTCAAAACGTTGTAATTCACGGCATACACGCGAACCTTGGCAGTGTTAGTTCCCTCAACGGTGGCGTTGGAAAGAACAAGCTGAAGGGTAGCGTTATCAATACGAGAAAAGTTGCACGAGCCGGAAGGCTGGTGTTCCTCGGGTCTCAGTGCGAAAGAATACAGGTTGATACCGGTATCAGGGGCACGAGTGTGGTGCTGCCAAGGCTGAACGAGGTCGAAGTAAGTTCCTTCGCGCTCAGAGAAGCGGTCTTGGCCGTTAAGCTGGAGCTTGGCAGTGACGACTGGGTTCTCACCCCAGCAGTGCATGTCGAGAGAAGTCTCGGTGAGGACAAAAGTGCCGGCATCAGAGACACCGGAGTTCTTTCCGGGGCCAAAGTTGGGCAAGTTGTAGTTGGCAGTAGTGGCCTGGTCGGTGCCGAGTTGCCACCAAGAAGTTCCAGTGGTGTAAACATCGGCGGCACCGGCGTCGGTGAAGAGGCCAGAAGCGCTGATGTAAGCGCCGGTGGTTTCGGCGACGGAGTCGTGAGAGCCGAAAGCCATGATAGCGTTGGGCAGGGCATCGACGGCGTCGGTGTAGTTGAAGGGCTGAGCACCGAGGAGGCGGTTAAGAACGGAACCGGAGTCGAGCGAAGAGCAGTAGTCGACGTTCTTGTCGGGCTGGACAACCCAGATGAGCTCCTTAACGGGGTGGTTGAAGTTGAGCTTGATCTTGTTGGAAGAGGAACCGACGGACTCATCACCAGTGAACTGGAGCTGCTCGATGAGGTACTCGTGGGGGTTCTGGGCCATACGTCTGCGCTCATCGGTGTCGAGGAACACGTAGTCGACGTAGAGAGAGGCGGCGACGAGGGACTGGTTGTAGGCGGAGGTGACCTTGACGGCGGCACCAGCGGCGTTGTTGAGGCTGGACATAGCCCACAAGCACTCCTCGATGGGGCGGATATCAAGGTTGATCTTGACCTCGTGGTACTGAAGAGCGATGAGGGGAAGAGCCAGACCGGGGTTGCGGCAGAACCAGAACTGAAGGGGGACATAGAGGGTGGTCTCGGGGAGAGCGTTGCGGGGAGCGCAAACCTGACGAGGGGCGTTGGCATCGCAAGGACCATCGATGTCGTTAAAGGAGGGGTCGGTGATGAAAGTGAGCTGACTGGTGTTGCCGATCATCTTGAAGTATCCGCGCTGCTGCTCGGTGGACATGGTAAGCTGGTTCCAGATATGCATCCAGTCACCGTATTGGCGGTCGATGCGCTGGCCACCGATCTCAACCTCTACCTGAGAGATGAGCTGCTCACCGGGGAAGTCAAGCCAACGGGCATAGACGCCACCAGAGGCGTTCTTAAGGGACTGGCTGATCTCAGGGAGAGTCACCTGAAGGTAAGTGCGGTAAGCCAAATCACCGTTACGGGAGATGGTGCAGGTCACACGGCGACCGAAGTCAGCCTGGCCGTTGAAAGTCTGCTCGATAGACTCCATGGCGAAGTTAGTGTGACGCTTGTAGGAAACCTTCCAGAAAGTGATCTGGGGGTTACCAGTCAGGTAAACGTCTTGAGCGCCATAGGCGACAAGTTGCATAAGTCCTCCACCCATTATAAAATGCTTGTTATACTATTGAAAAAGAAAAAAAAATGGCGAAATTGACATATTAATCCGCAAAATAATTATACGACATAAATACAAATTAAACAAAAACTGCTAAACTTCTTATATACGGCTGTGGGAGAGTGACGGCGAATATGTCATTATTTAAGTATAAACCGCCGAAAAAGATTATTCTTGACGAGCGAAGTATTACAACGCTTGATAGTAAGCACAAAGAATTACAGACGGAATTTCAATATGTCCAAGACACCGTGATTCCAGATCTTGAGAATGAAAAGAACTCCCTAAAAGAACGATTGTCTCTTATTAAGAATGGACACACCGCAGGTGGCGGGGGTAACGAGATTGTCAGCGAAAGTGCTAAATATAAATCGCCGCTAGAAGAGTGCCTAGAGATCCGCGACCGTATCAAAGAAATCAACGCCACGATTAAAAAGCATCAACAGGAGTATAAGAACTATTATCTACATAACAGCGAGTATATCTTCGAGTATTTCGAGACGAAGAAGACAATCACAAATGGCGGGTCTATGAAAACAAAATCGCTAAATGCGTTCTTCAATCTCCCAGAAGCCAAAAAAACAGAAGAATTATTTAAAAACCAGCATAATAATGTCGAAAAATATCTGGCGAGTATCGACCAGACTTATATGGATGTTTCTAAATATGTGTATTCGACGGATATATGCCAGTTCTGCCGACAAGGCGAGATGATTCCCATCGAAAGCGAAGGAATCATGGTGTGTAATAAATGCTCTAAACAAGTCGTATTTCTTATTGATAATGAGAAGCCGTCGTATAAGGAACCGCCTAAAGAGGCGTGTTTTTACGCGTATAAACGCATCAACCATTTTCGCGAAATCCTCGCACAATTTCAGGCGAAGGAGACGACGTCGATACCTGACCACGTCCTTGAAAGCATCAAGCAGCAAATCAAGAAGGAGCGGATTGAAATTGCTCAATTCACCGATAAGAAAGCGAAAGAAATCATGAAGAAACTGGGATTTAATAAATACTATGAACACATTCCATTTATTAAAGATAAATTGGGGATTAAACCGCCAGTGATGACACCGGATTTGGAAGAGCGATTGTGTAATCTGTTTATGGAGATTCAGGGGCCATATGCGAAATTTTGCCCCGACGACCGTGTGAATTTCCTGAATTATTATTATACGGTTTATAAGTTGTGCGAATTGCTTGGACGAACCGAATTTCTGCCGTTTTTCCCGATGCTGAAAGACCGCGAGAAGCGGATAGAGCAAGACCAGATATGGAAACAGATATGTCTTGAATTTGATTGGGTGTTTATACCGACGCCGTAGAGGGGGCGGCGGTTATTTACTAAGGTGATTGGGGGAGGGGGGGATTACGTTGTAAAGTCCATACTTTTATATCATTCAAAACGTTGCAGACGTTTTGAATATGGGTTGATTGTGGTCGTGCGTCATAATTACTCCGTTAAAATTAGCATATGTCATAGGATGAAGACCGAAATATTGCCTGCCATCATCCCAAGTGGTTGTACCTTCCTCCATATAATCATTCACCCAATTACCAGTATACGCCCGTCGGTGGTCATCAGGTTCTTTCCATGTCATTGTTCCTCTTCCGTGCCTCTGGTCGTCTATCCACTCGCCCTCGTAAACTTTGCCATCGGGCCAGGTATACTTGCCTCTTCCGTTCATCATGTCATCCTTCCACTCGCCCTCGTACTTGGTACCACTAGCAGACGTGAAAACACCGTTCCCAAGCATCTCGTCATTAACGTAATCTCCCTCGTACTTGTCACCATTAGGCCACGTAAAAACACCTTTCCCATGCATATCGTCATCAACCCAATCTCCATCATACTTATTACCATTAATCCAAGTAAATACGCCCTTGCCGTGATGCTTGTTATCAACGAAATCTCCCTCATACGTATCACCGATTGAATCGGTTATCTTGCCCTTCCCGTCGCCCTTGTATACTCGAGGGTCGATCCAAGTCTGCTTGCCTCTTCCGTTCATCATGTCATCCTTCCACTCGCCCTCGTACTTGGTACCACTAGCAGACGTGAAAACACCGTTCCCACGAATCTCGTCATTAACGTAATCTCCCTCGTACTTGTCACCATTAGGCCACGTAAAAACACCTTTCCCATGCATATTGTCATTAACCCAATCTCCATCATACTTATTACCATTAATCCAAGTAAATACGCCCTTGCCATGATGCTTGTCATTAACGAAATTTCCCACATACGTATCACCGATTGAACCGGTTATCTTGCCCTTCCCGTCGCCCTTGTATACTCGAGGGTCGATCCAAGTCTGCTTGCCTCTTCCGTGCATCATGTCGTTCTTCCAATCGCCTTCGTAAACTCGGCCGTCGGCCCAGACCTGCTTGCCTCTTCCGTGCTTCTTGTCGTCCTTCCAGTCGCCATCGTAAACTTGGCCGTCGGTCCAGACCTGCTCGCCGAATCCGTCTCTTTGTTTTTTACTTTCCTTAGTTATGACAGTTCCTCTATATACCGAACCGTCCGGGTAATTAATCATTATCTTCTCGTAATCCGTATCTCCCCCTGCTAGGGCTGCTAGGGGGGTGCCGAGTACGCCTCCACTTCCCCTCATAATCTTCCTAGATTTCACATTCTTTCGACGTCGCCTTGAACTACGATTTCGGCGACTATGGCGTCGACGCGTGTTTTTATACGATTTCATTATTATATAATATCTATAAAAACAAGTTCAATATGACTATTATTGAACTTGTTTATTTCGACTCCGTAGAGGGTGTGGCGAGGAGGCGGTTATTTACTCATTATCATCAAGGTTTTCGTTCGGCAATCATTTTGTCATCCACCCACTCGCCCTCGTAAACTGTGCCATCGGGCCATCTCATCGTGCCTGTTCCGTTCCTCCGCCCTTCCACCCATTCGCCCTCATAAATCAATCTTCGCCCACGACGCCGGGCACAAATCGCGTGTATCATGTGAAACGCCCGGACCGAACCAAACACTTGGATAGCAAACAACCTTCCCGGGGCTCGCATTAAAATACGCACCCCACCAACTGAATGTGCTATTCGCGATGATATTATGGTCACACACACTCATCAAGAGTATCTGCTGCCAATCGGCGATGGTATCACGGACGAAATGAAACTCGACGTCGCGTCCATACGCAGGTCCGTCGGTGTCGGTCGCACAACGGCGTTTTAATTCCGCAATGTGCTTGAGAACGATTTCCTTGTCGCATGGTTCATAGAACACAAGAAACGAATAACACGCAGGTGTCGTCGTCGTCGTCGTCGTCGTCGTTATAATATGTGACAACGCACGATAATAATAGTCTACCGACATGACTGGGTGAATATGTAGATTAAATACCGAGTCGCCGATACGAAAGTGTGTGCTTACTAATATCCGCGACTTTTGCGGTGATGCGGGGTAATCATTACTCCATGATTCATTTCCGTAGATGGCCTTTATCCGCGATTGTTGTTGTGAAAGATGTAACATTTCGCATATCTCGGCATATTTGTCCATGAAATATTTCTCACTTTGAAAGTAGCCATGAAGACGAAGCGGTTTCGTATATTTACTTGTTTCCGTTGGAAGTGCGGTATAATGAAACCCGATTTCGTCCCAACGTGCCAACGATTGAAACATTTTATCAGTGTCAGCGTTACTAGGTGTAAGATACTTGCGTAATGAACCGAAAAGGGTACTCCAGTGCGTGTATCGTGAATGTCCCGGATGCCCCGGCAATTGCTGATGTTCCATAAAAAAAAACGTGTCGTGATTGCGAAGTGCTGCGGCGATAGTTGTAAATATTTGAAAAAGTTGATTACCTAACCCGCCCATAATTGTGATCGTAAGCATGATACAATATGTATAAGATATACAGTATATAAAGCCAACATTTTTAAGTTTATTTATAGAATTCTAGAATTACGATGCTTCGGCGATTTTCCGATATTAAACATGCGATATACATCAATCTGGATTCACGCAATGACCGTCGATTATTATTCGAATCTCAAATCCAAGAAGTTCATACGCTATACCCCGCCGATTTTTCATTTTTTCCTGTTTCGCGATTTTCCGCAATTCAGCATAAACATGGTGCGGTCGGTTGTGCGCAAAGTCATATCGAATGTTTGCGTATTGCGAAAAATAATGGCTGGGACCACGTTCTTATCTTCGAAGACGACGCACATCTCATTCATCCCGAGGTGTTGGTTCATCAGGTTTCGTCGTTTCTCTCGCGGTTTAAAGACGACTGGGATGTCGTATTATTTTCTGGGAACAATTTCCCGCCATTTAAAATAGAAGCCCCGGATTGTTTTCGGGTTGCGAATTGTCAAGTCGCGACGTGTTATCTTGTATGTAGTCGATATTATGATACCTTACTTGAAAACTTCGAAAATGGTCTCGCTGGACTTGAAGCCAACCCGGAAAATAAGCCGGAATTTGCGTGCGATATGTATTGGAAACGCCTTCAACGAACCGACCGCTGGTATCTTATCACCCCGATTTGCGTAATACAACGACCGGGATATAGTGATATTGAAAAAAAAGTGGTAAATTATGAAAAGAGTATGACAGATCTTGTGAAACAGAACCCCCCCATGGGAAGACGCTGATCCGGCGGCCCCCTGTCTACTGTCTAGCATGGCAGCGTGGGTGTGTGTGTGTGTGTGGCTAGGTGTCTGTTAAATACCGGTCCACTACCCACCACCCAAAGTCGCGGTCACTCGGGTAATGATGCCCCGCCATAATACGGATATTCGCACATTTCGTCGCAATTTCCATGACCGCCTGTGTCTTCGCGGGAAATCGTCGTGCGAGTATTTTCGCTAAATAATAAGTCTGTACTGCGTGGCCGGATGGATAGGCGGGCGTCACTGCCGAACCAGATTGAAGCAGTGTGCCGTTTTTCTCGTTAATGATGTCGGGTGCGATTTGCGCAGGACGAGCACGATTATATGCCCATTTCAATATTTTAGTGACAAACATGACACGCGAACTCGTCATAATCTTGTCCATTTCTTCTACCGTCATTTCATCGGGTTTAATTATATTTGTAAATGCGGCGGCGGGATTCATATCGGTGATTCTAAAAAATGCGACATCACTCGGCATTCGCTTCATGATATATTCGCTCACGACGAGTTCGACCTCGATACGACTATCCGGAAATGCGTTACCGATACTCGGTATAGAGAGATTAAATGATGGATACCACCAATAATATCGTGTAGGCTGCGCGAGTAGAACGATGATATACGCAATCATAAATGCGACGAATATTCGAAATCGGTCAGGGTCGCGCTCAACGATATGATAATGATACGAATCAAACCGTTCGCGTAGTTCAGTTACGGCGCCACTTTCTTTTTTAGGCGGCGGTAGTCCAATCCATGACCGAAATTCATGTAATTGAGGCAATACAACCATTACTGTAATATATACTACTTGAAGCATATATTATAGCGGAATTCTAGTCAGCGACGGAAGGGGAGGGGGTACTTACATGCGGAGAGGTGTGGGGAAACCGACAAGGTTGGCACCGATACCGAAGCCAGCACCGGTTCTTGCTGAAACGGCAAGACTGGGAACATAGGTATCCAAAATGCTAAAGGTGGCCGCGGCGGTAAGGGCGATAAGAGCAACCTCATCGAAGGAAAGGCTGCGCTTAGGAATAGCGTAGGCTGCGATTGCAACCATAACACCTTCAACTAAGTACTTAATGGTTCTCTTGACGAGTTCGCCTAAATCAAAAACACCAGACATTTGAATGACTTATTATAAATAATAATAAGAAATTAATATTTACAAGTGCGATTTTATTATAGTTATTTAACGCAAGATTCGATAAATGCGTTAAATCACTTAAACAACTTTATTATACTATATTATAGTTATGTCGAAACAAACATCATCCGCAGCCCGCATCCCCGCCCCGTCTGGAGTCGAATTGAAACACACCAAAACAGGTGATGTAAATCCTAAATATATCGACCTGCTAGAGGAAGATAAGCCTATTGCTGGACAAAAATTCGCATGTCTGTCTTTTGTTTCTCCGGAATCGATTTTGAAGCAGAAGGACCATTTCTTCTTCGAGAAATTTCTTCATTACTGGGACTACCAGAAGTCGATGGAGAAGTTCGTTCAGTTCCTTAATTTCGTTTCATTTAAATACCATGTCAGTTTCGATAAACTGACCGCCGATTTTCAAGAGTTTGCTAAAGAAGAGAAGGAAACGCTTCAAAAGACGAACATCTATGACGAGTATAAGACGTTCCTAGACAAGCACGAGGACGACTTGGAGACCGAATTCAACGAGAAGCATGAATTCCAGACATCCGTGCGTGGAATGAAGGTGCGCGGCGTATTCGGCTCACAGAAGGAGGCGGAATTGCGTTGCCAGATGTTGCGTGAGGTGGATCCCAATCACGATGTCTTCGTCGGTCCGGTTGGATTGTGGGTGCCGTTTCACCCTGACGCGTATAAGACTGGTCGCGTTGAATATATGGAGGAGACCTTGAATCAGTTGATGGCGGAGAAGAAGAAGAACGAGGAGCAGGCCAAGACGGAGTTCGAGAAGCGTGTCAAAGATACAAAGGCGAAGGCGATTCAGGAGAATATGAAATTGGCTAAAGAGAGCGGCAATAAGCTCACGCAGATGTTGGCGAAGGACGGCGAGACGTTGGTGGATGCGAAGCCGCGTGATCTGGAGAACTCGAGCAGCGGTGCCGACGCCGACGCCGACGCCGGCGAGGAGGGAGTCGGCGGTGGTATTTGGAACGATGCCGATGAGACCGCGTCTATTTCAATGACCGTCGATGAGATGCGTAAGGAGTTGTTCGAGGGCGATAATGTCGTCATGGATAAGAATAGCGACCACGGATTGTCGCGGTTGTCGAGTGCGGGCGATGCGAAGAATATGGATAATGTTGATTAGTATTTGAATATTCTAAATGAAAACAACTGTCATTATTACTACTGGGGAGATACAGTAGTAATAATCTTGAAAAAATATATACGCGTGCGTGTTATTTACCATTTTTTGGTAAATTTACCATTTTTTGGTAAATGTGACGTTGGCGTTCCAACCGCTAGACTGGCTGTATCCGCCGCCAAAACTAAGAGATGAATTCTTTGCGTCGGCAGTTACAGAATAAAAATCGGTAGAAGACGTCGCCGTCTTCGGTTTCGTAAATTGGAGCGTTTTCATGGAAGAGCGAAGAATGATGTGTTATAATAAAATATAATATTATAATCCACAGATAAAATGATTGTTTATTATTACTAGTCGTGGGAATTCGTTACTTAGACGGACTGTGCGACACAGTAATAATAATCATTGAAGACTGTTTTGTCTTTGACACTGCGGCTCATTTTGGCGGTGGAGAAACCTTCGGATTCCGAGGCTTTCGCGATTGTATTCCACGTTTTGAGGACTTGATTGGAACCCACTAACCGCTTTTCCACCTTCTTGCCTGTGGTTGAAAGTTGGACGCCGATGATAGCGTTGGCGCCTTGTTCTTGGATGATGGATTGTTTCAATTCGGTATAACTTTGACGTAAACCAATTCCGTAATAGCCTTCGTTACTTGTGTTTTCCGACCATACCGTCGCCTTTAATGCGTTTGGACACGCATTCAAATACGTCTTCAGGTTCTTCATGTCGTTTTCGGTAGGACTTTGTCCGATGGATAACTTCCATTGTTGATACTCTTTCAACAAAACAGAGTTCAGGATTTTGCCACGGTCGGAGAATTGGCAGCACTGGAATATAAATGTCTCAACACTAAACTGTGCTGGGTTTTCGGCCTCGGTCGCGATGACCTTCTTATATTCAATTGTGTTCAGTTTAACACCCTGGTAACAGTGTACTCCGTGGAGTCTTACTTGCTTGAACCGGACGTCCATATAATGCTTCAATGCGTGGAATGTATCCTTTGCGGGCTTTGTTTGAGACCATAAACGAAACCGGCCTTCGATATTGACGGATTCTTCATCTACATCGGGACGCACAATACAGCATGTCGCAACAAATTCGTTGAACCTTTGATTGAGTTCATCCCCTGGGATGAGGGCGTGTGCGAACGGAGACGCATTATCTTTCGCAGCGACTTCAATCACTTGCGACTGTTGCGCGGTCTTCTCTTTGAGTTCATTATTGGCGAGGGTGAGTTCATGAATCGCCTTCTTTTTTGATTCAAGGTCACTGACAAGTTTCGCATTCTCGGCTTCCAGTTCTTGATTGCGCTGAATAAGCCTGTTGAAGTTTTCCACATTGTACATTGTAGCGTGAATGATGTCTTCGACGTGCTTTGTCAAGCGACTAATTGTGAAATTGGTGCTGTCATATGCGATGATTTCGGTTTTGTTTTTACCTGCCACTTCAATCGTGCGAAGTTGGCGCTTGATCTTGGGATGCGCCTTGATATGGTTCTCAATTTCAGATCTATTGGTCACACGAAATGCGGCCGCGAGGATGAAATTGGTGTATTTCTTGTGATGGTCTGCGACACGGGTGGAGAGGTCGTTAGTCTGACCGAATTTGATGAGTTTCTCGTTATCGGCGTTGGTGTTGTCGATGGTGCCGAAGTAAATTGTTTGAGTATTCACTGGAAATTGGCTGATAAGGGTTTGTTCAATTGCGCGTTTCTTTTCTTGGGTGAGAGTGATGGTGGCTTGGTTGAGTTGCGCGGTGGATTGTTCGAGTTGTGTGCGTAACTGAGTTGTTTGTTCGTCAACGGTTTGATGAATAATTTCTTCTAGTTTTATGTAAAACTCATGGATTTCACCGGCTTTCTTGGTTTGTGCTTTAAGGCATAGAAGTTTGAAGCATCGGATGGTGAGTTTGATAGTTTGCTTGTTGTGTCCGCCGTGTTTTTTGGGTTTGTCTTGATTGGCGGATTGTTCTTCATCACTATCAGAACTCGAAGTAGTAATATTTTTATAATCAACATTAAGTTTGAAGTTGGATTCAATAATTCTAATTGCGCAGAATTTTTGACTGAAATCCAACCATTTCCATACATCATCCAAATCTACGACAAAATCTGTATTCTTATCATAATTGAGGTAACAATAAAAACTAGCAACAAACAACTGCTGTTCGAATGTGCTGAAGTTTTCTTGAAGTTTTTCAAGGAGAAGATTGTTGTATTGTTGTGACAACCTTGTAATCGGATTTTTTTCGATGAGTTCAACAATGTTGAGGGTTGCGGAAGAGGCGGTGCAGGCAGAAGAAGCGGAGGACATCGTTATGATCGTATGTTATACTATGTATATACGGATGTCTTTAAGTTGTTTTTAGTTACACAAGCAAGATTATACAAGCAAGATTGTAATATTAATTAACATAAAATTGAATTGAAACTGAACATGAATAAATGTATGTTACATCTTTACATCATGCCGGAATTCACACGCGATTTGGATGATTTGGTTTCTCATTTCAAGACACAAAAAGTCCAATTAACATTACATTTGGAGAAGAACTACCGAGAGAAAATCCATTATACAAAATCACCACTGAAAGTAGTCAATGAAACGAAAAAACAAAACGGAGGACAAAATAAAATTCTATATATGCTTACGGAAGATGCATTTGAACTCTTCAAGAATTCATTTAATTTCAGAAACAAATACATTGTTACGGCGTCAGAGCAAATACAAGTTGTCAAATTCCCGATGTGTATTGAAGGGCAGACCATCGGGTTTATTGAGAATGCTTATCGGGGATTACGTGCGATGTCTCGGCAGTTCCGAATTGGACCATATTTTGCGGATTTGTGCTTTACGAACGATAAAATCGTTGTGGAATGCGATGAATACGGGCATCGTGACAGGTCTGTTGCGGAGGAGTTGGCGAGAGAAGAATTCATCAAGACTCAAGGTTACGCAATTATTCGCTACAATCCGAACGAATTAGGATTTGACTTGTCGGTTGTGTTGAATCTGATAAATAGGCTGTTGATGTCGCTTTCGTAAATGAAAAGCGGATTTATGAAAGCGATGATGAAATGATGGTCGCTTTTATAAATGAAAAGCGGGGTTTAGGAAAGCAACGCTGAAATGATGGTCGCTTTTATAAATCAAAAGCAAGAAATAGTGTTAAAATGTTAATTTTGGCAACCCGCTCTATAATATTATAGAGCGGATTCGATTGAATGCTAATTTTAGCCATCTTGCTACACCCAAATGTGAAGCAACTTTCCATCACCACTTGCTCTTCTTCACGTTAATCTTCGGTGCCTTACTGTTTTTCGCAGCGTTAGGGTCATACGACTGCTCGCTTTCATCATCAGAACCGAGATTCTTCGATATTTCCCAGAACTCCTTACTGCCCAGCTTGAATGGCCCGTGCTGTTGTGCCTTATACCAGAAGATTTGGTCTTGTAATTTGTTCGATTTCGCGTTGTTGTTGATGACGAGACACTCATAATTCTCGGTGCACTGGTCCATGACCTGACAAAAGCTCTCAAATGTGGGGAACATACCCGCATAATTGTCGTAGATTCGCTTACGATTCGCAATATATGGCTCACGGAGGATAAAAACGTAGTCGATATTCGTGCGGAGATTTGGAGGGATACCAAGGGGATATTGCATTGTGATGACTAACATGATTTTCCAATGACGCCCGTTCATGAAGAGGAGGCGCATCATCACGTCCTTCGTCCATTTGTTATCATACAGGCAATCATCCAATACAACGAACGTCCTTGGGTCAATGGACGATTTCTTATACGTATCCATTTCTTTTTTCACCTGCTTTAAGACTGCTTTTTGTCGCTTGAGAATATTTTCAATAATGGCGGTATTATACGCATCATGGATGAATAGTTTGGGCACATGGGCTGCGAAGAATCCGTTGCCTGCTTCTGTTCCGGAGATGACCGTGCCGATTGGGATATCTTGGTGATGAAACATCAAGTCCTGAACGAGGAAACTTTTACCGGTATCACGACGTCCAATGAGCACGATAACGGGACCCTTGTTTTCATCAGGGCGAAAACTAATGGCCTTCATGTCGAATTTCGCGAGTTCTAAATTCATGACGCCTCTACGTAGTAATACAAAAACTGTATATTTTTTTATGATATTTTACACGAGACAAATAGTCGCCGTCGCCGCCGTCGCCGTCGCCGCCGCCCGTTTAAAACCGATATAAAACTTCTATCGAACAATCATATTATTAGTGTCTGTATTTTAGGAAAATGGCGGCGAGTTTCCAACTTCATTACCGAAAACATAAATATACTCCGGATAAAATCGATTCGGCGTTATTGTATGATATTCAAAATTATATACCGATTTATTCGAGGTTTTTCGACATCAACGAGGCAAATTACAACGGGATTCAGTTGAACCAGCGGTATTATTTACAGAATATCATCGACCATTCGCTTATACATACACACACTCCGGCGGTTGAGACGAATGCCAACGACCGATGTGCGAATCATACTTCGCTAAATCATTTAGAAACAGTGATTTGCGACGATGCTGGAAATACCACGAATGTCCCGATGTTTGTGAAATATTCGCCGCTTTTAGACCCGATTCGATATTTATCGGGGAAATATGAGTCGATACAAAAATCATGCTCTCTTCCTAAATATAATTCGACAACCGATAATTGTGATGACAAGATATTGAACCCGAATAATTCCTCTTATGTGGACGGGTTTTTCTCATACTTGACGAGTTGCACGCTTCATACATATGGTGTGGTTCATGCGTTAGACTATTATGGTAGTTATCTGTGTAAGCAACGTGAATTTTCGAGTAACGTCTTTGATGATATTGATTATTTGGCGGATTGTGCCTTTTTCAATACAAAAGAGAACGAACTTTTCACGATTGATTATTCGCAGTTTGGCGATGATGATTCGATAAGTGGCAGTGGCGGCGGCGGCAGTGGCGGCAAATTATTGAATCTTCGAAATAAATTACATCCATTATTGAATGGCGGCGGAAAGTCCGGCGATGATTATTTATTGAAGGACGATTACTTCAATAAAAAAGACCGTATTTCTATTCTTGACCATGTGGCTGAATGCGAATCTAGTGATGTGAGTGTTGGCACCGCAGTCAATGTAGCCGAATCGTCAAATGCCGCCGAACCAACCACGGTCGACGTCCTTGAAGTAAATATAGACGATTTCGATATTAAAAGCGAATGTGCTGCCGAAATAAAGACATTAGAACCAAAGACGACTACGAGAGATTATAATGACGATGATACATCACAATCTAATTCTTCTTATACGACGATGTCAGACGCGGAAGAACACGACGACGACGACGACGACGACGACGACGACGACGACGTGGACGACGACAACGATGCGGCACATGACGACGACGCGGCAGAAGAAGCAGCAGACGAAAGCGAAAACGACGAACATTCAACCGACTATTCCGACACCGACTACAGCGACGACGAACAAATCATCGTAAAAATCAAAGATTTCCCAATACAGGCGATTTTACTTGAAAAATGTGTAAGCACGCTCGACCATATTATGATGCACGACGAATTGACGAATGAAGAATGGACATCGCTCCTATTCCAAATCATCATGACGCTGATTATTTACCAAAAAATGTTCGCATTTACGCATAACGACCTTCACACCAACAATATCATGTTTATTGAAACCACCGAAGAGTTCATTTATTATTTATATGAAGGCCAGTATTATAAAGTGCCGACGTATGGACGTATCTTCAAAATTATCGATT